ACCACAGTGGGCTTTTCATCCGATTCGGCGGGTCCCGTTACCTCATCAGATGAAGTCGCTGGTTACAAAACCAATTTCGCCGGGCTCAAGATCCCGGTCTCCGAAAAGCAACTTGGTTGTCAACTCAATGACATCGGTGGAGGTGAGATTGTACTTCCAATGATAAAACTGCGTCATAGAATCCCTAGAGATCCCACGGGCAGCATCAATGGAACGTTCAATCCCACCGTAACCCAAGGCCAGGAACTGACCTTTGGCATTCCATCCGAGTGCATCAAGCCTCGGGTTGTCAATCTCAAATTCCGCAAATTTGAGGAGAAACAAGTTGCAGAGTGGTTTAACGTAGCGAAACTCAAACGCATAGGACAAAGCTTTACCGGCCAGATATTCACTGTCCGGCAAAGCCTCATTTTTGGATGCCCTAACGTTAAAGCGTGCTATCGCTTTACCAAACTTCGGCGCCATGACAAAGGAGCCACGGTCGTCGGGGAGAAACTGCCTAGACAGAAACTCGCACTCACTCAAGTGTTTGCGCACTTTGACGGTAGCTTGCATACCAGCCAACTTGCACATATACTCATACGATCTGCGGATTTGTTGTCTCCTGGTACCAGGATTGTCCAACCGCATGAGCATATCATCACCAAGAATGAGCACGTCCCCTTCGAAACCGTGCTTCTTCGCCCAGGCGAAATTGATACTCGCGTTCCACATCGAATTCCGGAACGTAGTGGATTGAGAACCAGTAGGCAACTGGTTCTTCACACCAACCTTAACTTTGTGCTTGTGGTTGGTCCCTTTAAAACCATTAGCCACATGCATAAGGCTGGTGAGCCACTTGGGTGCTCCAAAACGCGATAACCAAGCGATTTCTAGAAGATGCACATCTTCCAATTGAGTCATGTCGTTGCTTGAAAAGTCGGATTCCACGTAAACCGACTTATCTGTGCCGCTACGCATAATTCGATCAACCAGATCGGGAGATTGCTTGCCATAAGCACCCATGTAATAGGGAGCTCGGCCGCTCGTCTCCTTCTCAAAGCACGAAAACATGCGTTTGCAACATTGCCACATGACTGGACCAAGAAGAACGTTGTGCAAATCCG